TCGTCGCCGCCGCCCTGTTGCTGGGCAATGAGGGCCATCACGTGGACAATGCCCTTGCCCCAGGTCCCGGCAATTGTGTTCAGTGCGCCAAGCAATTCGACGCCAGAGGTGCCAGCAAGAATGTTTGCCGCCCCCTGTGCGTCCTTCCCGGATGTGCCAGCAAGCCTGTTCAGTTCTTTTTGAAGGCTCATGAAATGTATGCTCCGTATCCCGCTGCAGTCAGATCGGATGCTTCTTGCGCGGTTATTTCGTGAATGTGCCCGCCATGGTACGTCTTGACAATTGTGTCAAATTCTGCGGGATCATCTTCGACATACGTGCCGTCGTTTAGTTTGAACACGTTTTTGCCGCGTGCTTGCGGCGCATAAAAGCGAAACAAAAACAACGCAATGCCATCTGTCTCCGGAAGGACCGAAGTTACTTCGTTGCTCGTCGGCGGAACAAATGTTGGCACGCTGAAATTGTACACGAAGCGGGGCCAGGCCAGGGGATTGTGCCCGGCCCCGCTCTCGTTTGAACTAGTTAGTTCAGTTTGAGCCGATGCTCGATGACGACTCAACGCGGCGCAGCGACGCCTCGCGGAATCGACCGTAGCCACCCAACCAGTACCAACCAATCGGCTGGAAGCGGTACAGGGTGTCGGTCACTGGACCACGCACGACGCGCGGGAACGGTCCATTGCCATCGGTGAGGCTGTGTGCCTTGGCGAGTGCCTGGCGACCCATGATGTGGGTGCAGTACACGTCGACAGTGCTCGACGCACCAGCATCCTCGAAGTTCTTCGCGCGCGGCGTCTCGATGAAACGCACGCCTTCGAAGGCTCCGATTTCGCCCATGTAGATGTTCGCCGGATCGCTGTACACGTGCGGGTCACGCCACGAGGCGACACCCGTTTCGCGACGGAGATCGTACGACACGTCCGGGTGGATGTAGCCCATGTACATGCCGCCGAACGAAACTGCGTTCGCCTTGCGGAGTTGGGCGACAACCTTGCGGATGTCGTTGGCCTCGATGATGTCCTCGGCCTCAACCGTTGCGCGGCTTGATGGGTTCGTCGAACCGCCACCACCGTAAACAACGTTGGTGCCAGCCGCGAGAACTTCGCGAATGATCGAGTCGATCGAGATACCAGCGTTGTAGCCGACGATGTTGGCAGCAGCCGCATCCACGTCGAGGAACGACGTGCCACGCAACTTGGCCGTGGTCGACACGGCATTGCCGTATTCGGTCAGGGTCACGGTTACTTGGCTGTCGCTCATCGCAACTGCACTGACGTCTGATGTTTCCGTCAACGGAGTGGTGGCCTCAGCGATGTCATTGAAGATCGTGAAGGTCACTGCCGAGCCGGGCATTGACTGAGCGACCGGCATCACGTCTGCAACCGCGTCGAACAAGAGTTCGCTGCGGAGTGCGAAATACGCAATCCGATCAAATGCTGTCTGGTCTGTTGACAGACTCGACATCTGAGTGTATGGCATTGTGGTTTTTCCAATCTCCCGAGTGGGAGACCCACCGGGCTAAGTGTTTTGTGTTTCTTGCCTTGCTTGAGCCAGCAGTTGCATCACTTCATCCGCGCTCTTGGCCTGATTGATCCTTTGGTTCCAATCGACTACAGGTTCGCTGGTTTCGCCAGCGGTGCTTGCCTTCTGCATTCTGGACCATGCCTGCTGCTCCGGAACCGGAGCGGTTGGGGTTTGGGCCTGAAGCAGATTGGCTTCTTCTGCAGCCTTTCGGATTGCTTCTGGAGTGAACTCACCTTCGTAACCTTTGATGAAGTACTTGGCCATCGGAGCATCCATCGGGATTCCGGCTTTTGAAAACGCCAGTTCCTTTTGTAACTTCTCGGCCTCTGCTGCTTTTTCTCGCAGAGTCTTCACCTCGGATTCCAGTTCTCGCATTCTTGCTCGGACTGGATTCTTTCCGGTTTGTTCTTGTGCCTCGTCTTCGGATTCGTAGACGTCTGACATGTCTCACTCCTTGCCCACTTCGGACGCGGAGGGTGTCCGAAGGCTGCTTCACCCTTGTGTTGCACGTCGAAGCCGGGGCTCTCCGACGGGTGTCCCAAATG